TAAAGTATTGTATATCATGTCTTTCATTGACTTTCTAAGATTTTTATAACCACCATTAAGTTGATTGTCTGGTACTGCTCTTAAATCAGCAATAGCAGTATTAATCATGGTACTTTCACTATCTGTAATTCTTGAATAACCTCCTAAATCATTAATTAATTGCGTTAAACGATCTACCGCTTTTTCTGGCTGGTCATCATATATACCACTATTCATGTCAATCCTAAATTGCAATATCGCTTTCTTACGATCACCATTATATAAATCAACATAATCGTCAATCATTTCTTTGTATCTTGGAAACTGATTAATCATTTGTTGATGTAGCTCTTGACCTTCTGGTGATAGCCATAAAATCCTACCTGTATTTGTTTTCTTTAATAGTTCTTGAATACCAGCATCAAAAAACCTTTCTGCTTTTTCTTCTTCTCTCTTATCTTTATTTTCATTTATACGATCTACTTCTTTACCTATTTTAGATTTAATTTGGAATACTTTAGTTTTATAATCTTTATGCTGTAGTAATGTATTTTTACCATTTCCGTATTTTATGTTTTCAGCCCATCTTAAAAAATCTCTTGCTTCATCTTCACCAAACCTTTCAAATATTTGATAACTTACACTCTCAATATTTTTTATAAGATTCTCGTAATACTTTTTACTTTTATCTGATGTTAAACCTAATTGAAAATCTCTTGTAATTTTATCATTTATAAGTTTTAAACTATTTAATTCTGCTTCTTTTTGCAGTTCATCATTTTCAAATAAATCTATATTTGGTGTTGATAAATCAGCATCTTTTGATTTTATATATGACTCTAATAAAACAGAATTGTTCTGTGCTGTTAATGTATTAAATTTAAAATCATTATTTCTTGTAACGTGATTTTTTTCTAATTTTTGAAAAGCTAATTCTTTTGCTTGTAAATATTTTAACTTATCTTCTGGTTGTAAAAATTGTGATTCAGCTTCACCTATAGCATTAACCTGCTCTGCAAAATCTCTATATTGTGGTGAGGTTACAGGAAATTCATATAGTGGTCTATTCTCCGTAATTGCATCACCATTAACATCTGTCAAAGGTGTACCATCTTCAGCAATAAGAGGTGACTCTACAGTTGTTATATTGTATAACGCTTCTATTTCTCTAGGTACTCTTGCTGACAACAAACTAGCTCTTGTTTCATTAAAAGCATCTTGTGCAAAAATACTACCTGCTATAAATCTATTTGTAACACCATCTTCTTGATTTTTTCGTAGCTCATCTACTACTGTCTTAAAACCACCTTCTCGTCTATTTTCTCTTACAGCTAAATTAAAACCTTTTTGTTTTTCTTCTGCTACAGCTTTTTTTATATTAAGATTCAACATAGCATTTATTGCAGGGTTAATACTTGCAAGACTTTCTGCAACAATATCTATAGCTGACTTTGATCGTACAGAAGTACCTACTGGTTTTTCAACAATAAATGGTTGTTGTTGTCCTTCTACAGCAAACTCTGTACCTTGATAAGAACTGCTCATGCCATTGCCCTCAAACCAGCGTAAGATGTTAAACCAGAACTTAAAGTTTTAGTTATAGCACCAAACAAGGTAGGTGCATTAGCAGCAGCATTTGTAGCTTTATTAATATTAGTAATAGCTTGATTTCGTATAGAATCTCTTTTGGTATCAGATGCGTTTTTGTCTCTTATAGCTTCTCGTACTCTAGTTTCCATAGTTTGATTTATTGATTCTACAAGATTAGCTGTTTGGTTTTCTATATCTTGTGCTAACAAACTAATTGTAATACCTGATCTTTCTGACGCTATCAATGCACCTTTTGCTTTTTCACTTCTTATTCTTTGTGTGAAAATCTTTTGCTTATCAGAAGCATCTTTTGCTTTTTTTAAATCATTAATACTATTTTGTTGATCTATTTTTGCTTGTTCTGCATTACTTATAAGTTGTAATGAAGTATCGTATATATCTCGAACTGAATCAAATATTGCTTGTCTTTGCTGCAAAGTACTAAAAATATTTGTACCAAGACTTAATGCTTGCCCTAATAAAAATGGTTTTGTTGCAGCACCTAAACCGAACAGACCTGTAGCTCCTGTAACTGTTGGTGCAACAAACGATATTGCTGGTGCTGAAGCAAGTAAACTTGCACCCAAAGAACCAAATCCTAAAGCACTACCAGCACTAGCTGCTGCTCCGAATGAAATTGCTGGTGCTGCTGCTGCAACTGGTGCAAACGCTGCTGTTGTTGCACCAAGACCTGCTAAACCTGCTGCACTACTAAATCCTAAAGCACTACCAGCACTAGCTGCTGCACCGAATCCTGTAGCTGCTGCTGTACCTGCTGCTGCTCCACCACCTGCACCTGCTAATAATCCAGCACCTAAACACATTAGACTATCCTCATAAATTCATAAAATGGTTTTTTATGTAAGCCATAATCCTTATGTAAATTTATAAAGTTAAAATTCATTGAACGCAACCATTTGATAGAAGTCTCATTTTCTGCATATACATAATTATAAAGATAATCATAGGTTTGTAAAAGCTCATTCACCCATTCCTTACCTTTCCTAACAAGTTGTATTCTATATTTTTTATTATCAAACAATTCATCAGTAGCAACAAACCATATACACCCATTAGGCATAACACCACATAAACCCATAGGTTGATCTTCGTCACCTGCTGCGGTCATAGTTATTTGACTATTTATATATGTAAGAGCTAGTGCATCTTCTGGCTCACATCCACATTGATAATATGCTTCTACCTTGTCCATGACACGCATATTAGCCATAACATGACGTAAATCTTTGCTGTTAGATTTTCGTAAATATCCCATTATATCCTTCTACTCCTTATATAGAACATTGCTTCAAACTCTGCACTAGATAACTGTGTAGGTAAAAACGTGTCATTTTTTACATCTATATCTACACTATCTGCACGACTCATTACAGGAAATCTAAAAGTACCAGACTCTAAATTTATCTGACCTATAGCAGCAGATGCAGCACCAAGAAACTTACCAGTAAACTCATGTTCACTTGTATCTCTATTTTCTGGTGTTACCTGTACTTTAAAAAATCCTGTATCTTCAAACTTTATATAAAAATGATGTAACTGCAATCTACCACTAATAATCTCACCTGATGCTTGACCACCTGCTTGTTCTGTAAGTCGTTGTTTACTAAATCTATAGTGCATTTCATAAGGTTCACCAATAATAAATTTACTATTTCTATAATCACCACTAATAGTAATTGTGCTTGTACTGCCATCTGTAGCATTAGCTGTCTGTAATACTTGTCCAGCTTTTAAAGTTTTTGTATTGCCTTGTGTATCTACAAATGTACTTGTTTCGTTAGATGCTAAATATCTACCTACTACTGTCATCTTTTTTCTTAATCTATAAGGCACAGTAAATGTAGTTACATCAGTACCAGAGTTATATGCTACAGATACACCAGTAGTTGCTTCTGTCACCTTATGGTCAAGATGAAACTCAAACGTAGCATTAGTTTCTACAAAGTCTGCTGCAAATGGTAATTTTTCTAGTGTTGTACCGTTTGCTTCTTCTATAACTAAAAACAACTCATTACCTATAAAATCTATATTTCGTATAGTTCTATTTTCGTTAAAAGTATATGTTGACCATGAGTTCAATATTTTACCTCGTTCACCTTCTAACCATCTGTTTACATATAACTTGTTAGGATTATCAGAACCTAGTAATAGCAAAACATCTTCGTTTGTTGATACTGCAAACTTAAATATATTTTTTGGTATTAAACGTGGTACATGGATAGTTATATTAGCAGCATCTTTCAAAGTTATATTCTCTTGTGTTATATATTCTCTTACACCAGCAAAATCACCTTTATCTGTTAAATAATATATAGAACTACCAGAACCAACAGGTGCAGCTAAATCACTAGACTCGAACTCAGTTGCAACAATTACGTTTGCAGTTTTTGGTGTAAATGTATCAGAAGAACTAGCCATAACAAACTGCGTTTGATCTGAGAACAAGATCAACTGTTCACCCATAGTTACTGCGTTTTTTAGTATCGCAACTTTTGTATGAGAAGCAGCAACGTCAATAGGGTCTGAGTCAACTACAGTAAGTACTGTCTCTGGAAAAAAGTTAAAGAACTCACTAACTCTAGACAGTATTACATTGTCATCAGCTAAAAACCCTAACCTGTTTCTAAAAAAGAATACGTTATTAATTTTAGAATCTATAAAAGATGGATTAGGTGCTGACTCTAAATCACCTACAGTTCTTTCACCCCACTTAGGTAATGTGAATGTATTGCCAGAAATTGTATAACTATCACCATCTACTCTTGCAAACCTAAAATTACCATCTGCCTGTCTAATTAAAACGTGTGGCATAGTGCCATAGTTAAATTTAAATGTAATACCAGCTTCTACTGTTTCTTCCCATTGACCCTCTTCTAATGCACCACCGTTATTAGTAACAAACTTAACGTAGTAATTATCAAAGTTAGTTGACTCATCACCTTTTACTTCTACTACATATCCGTTAGGCGATACTCTTGGTAAATCAGTAAACCTTTGTACTGAATCTTTTACAACTGTAGTGTGTGTATTACCTTGAGTATCAGTAGCATCTATAGAAAAATTACTACCGTCATTCTTTTTTATATGTATAACAGCACCATTTTGTGCAAGAGTAAATCCTGATAATCCTGATAGTCCATTTCGTAATGCTGTTGCAACTGTAGTTGTGCTTAATGTGCTATCGCTAGAAGTATCTTTTGTAGCTGTAGTGCCATCTACAGTAAGCGTATATGTAGTCTTATCTGAGACTTGATTAATAAATACAATAGCCTGTGTAATATTTCCAGCAGATAATGTAGTGTCCATAGCTGCTGTAACGCTTGTATTTACTACAAAAGTAAAGTCAGCAATAGTAACAGTTTTGATCTGATCTCTTGGATTAGACGTATTGAGATATGTCGTACCGTCAGGTTTGTTTACTGTTTTTTCTGTACCATCTAACTCATATACTTTTACATTACCATTACTAAAAACTGCTATATATCTTTCTGCTGTATCTCTATTAATAGTTTGTATATGTACATTACCTAATGTGCCACTACTTACATTTGCTAAAAACTGTGTACCTGATCTTTTTGTAAGACCTTGTACTGGATTACTGTTTGCATTGTCTTGTATATCTGCATGATCTGGCTGCTTTGTAGCATCAGCAGATTGCGATATACCTCTTAGTAAAGTAGGTATAGCTCTTGATACAACACCCATAGTTACCTAATTAATGCTTGTGATGGATTAAACGTATTAAATCTACCTGTTAATGATGGATCTCCTATAAGCATATTATGATCTGCATTATTTGTATCAGCATCTAGTAAAGCACTTCTAGCTCGTAACTCATCTTCTTTTGTATATGTACGCAAGCTATCATCTGTTACTGATCTATCTACAAATATTCTTGCAGCTTTTATATTTATATACCTTCTTGCATCTTCTGGTATTTCGTCAAACGTCAGAAAATATATTACCTCACATTTTAAATCCTCCTCAAAAGTATCTTGATGCTTGTTTCTGTCATACAACTTAGATCCTCGTTGTACTGCATCTACTGTTGGATGGTCATGTATGTTCACATCTACTCTCAATACATTATTAGCAATATTAATTCTGTTGTTATTATCTCTAGTCAATACAACATTAAATTCTCTGTTAAATGACCAGCCTTCACTTTGTACAGCTTTGTTTTGTTCATTCAACAACTTTTGTGCCATCTTTACATCAACAGGTAACGTGCCGAGAAGCGAGTTAACTGGTGCTTCTCCTATCGCAGCCAACATAATGTTGATGGCTTCTAATTCAGTTGTAGCTGCTGTTGTCATCTTTTCTTAGCTGTTTTTGCTGCTCGCCTAAAGTTTGCATCTGTAGGCGCACCTTTAGCACCTTTCTTTCTCATCTTTTCACCAGAGCCAGCTTTAATACGCTTTCTCTTAGCGTGAATATTAGCGTATAAACCAAGTTTTTTTCTAGCCATGACTACATCTTTTTAGGTTTTTTCTTAGTTGTTTTTTTGGTAGTTTTCTTAGCTTTTGGCCTACCAACCTTAGAACCATAAGTTCCCTTGCCCATTGGTGACATAAAAAAAAGGGTATCTAATAATAAGATACCCCATTTTTGTAAATTAGGAAGCAGATAACTTAATTGTTGCTGCTGCTTCTGGTCTTAGGATTCCATGCCCTAGTGCATACTTCGCCACG